ATCCATGCCAACACTATACATGCTCATATCAAATCCAAATACTTGATATAGGACGTATCTATAGCTTCCGTTTTTCTCATAGTCACCTTTGTGTATACGTTTACAAACAGCATAAAAAGCTTTTTCTCTTTCTTCTTCAGACAGCTTGTTCCACCATTCGTCATTGTCAGTTTCGTATTTTTCTGTTGCTTCTTTGTATGCTTTTTGTGCTGCTATAAATTCTGGAGAGTTAATACTATCTAATAATCTTTTCTTTTTAAGTTCCACTGCATGCCCATTATAAGATTCTTCCCATTTAGAGGCTATTTCTTTTAATTTTTTAGTAGTTTCTTCGTCTGTCATTATTTAATCCCATTCGAAAAAATTATTAAAGGTATTGTCTTGTTTAGTTTCTGCCAAATCATAATTTAGAACACCTATTAAATTGTCTAATTTATTGTCTATTATAACTTCTTCCATACTTGCATCATCAAAAGGTAAATCTTTAAACCATTGCGGTAATCTTAGCTCGTCAGTAGGATATGCTACACTTGTATAACTCATTGGATTAGGTCTTAATTTGCAAACAATTACTTTCATACCATCTACTATTTCCATTGCATAACGATCATTATTTAATTTCCGCAAGGTATTCCAATTTAAGCTTGCTCTTACATGTCCGGGTAAATTTGCTTTTCCTTTTTCCTCGAGTCTTTGAAAATGCCCAATTTTGTTTGCTCGTTTAGGAGACCCTTTTTCCCAACCCGGTCTATCTTTAAATTCTTTTCTAAAATCAGTAATTCTTTGTATAATTTCTTTTTCAGACTTTTCTTGCAGTACCATCATTAAAACCTCACTTAAGAATTCTTGCATAAACACTGGAGTATCAGATCTACGCAAATCCAGTCCCATTGCTTTTACTTTACCTGGTTTTCCGTCTAAATCTTTACGTTCACCTTCTAAGTCATAAACAAGTGCAGCATAACGCTTTTTAGTTATATAAAGTCCAGATTCGGCAATAATTTCTCTACCAGCTGCAATCACTTCTGATCTGCTTGTAGGGCAATGAAATGCTGATAACATAAAATCTTTGAAAGTTTTATTTGCTTCTTCTGCTACTTGATCATACAGTTTAATCACTGCTTCTTTTGACCAAGGAATACTACCATTATCTATTTCTGTTTTTAATACAGGATAAGCACTAAAGTAAACTGAATCTGTGTCGCCATATATCACAGCCTTGCCGACATGATTGTAATCACCTGTAATAACTTTATTAACTTCTGCACTCATATGTTTTACAATCTGCCTGCCAGTTAGCGTAGTTGATTGTCCTATACGCTTATCAAAAAATCTACATCCAGGATTTAAAATTGCACCGTATAATGAATTTAGATTAATTTTCTTTACAAGTTGACGTTTATCCCAAAATGCAATCTCAAGTTGATTACCTGCTTCAATCGCTTTCTTCTTCATTGCTTGTAATTCTTTGCGCTCTGCATACCAACGTTTTAATATACCTGGAATAACTCCTTCAAATTCAGTTGTGAATATTGTACCGTTTGCACTTAACATCCAAGGCATTCCGCTATCAAATACCAGCTTGTAAACTTCGGCACCGCTTAGTGTTTCAGATCTTCCATCTTCAAAATCTAAAGTCAGTACAACATCTTTACGTTGATCGAGCACTGCTTGATATTCTTCTGTACCAAAGCGGCCTTCCCACGCACCTGCAAATGATTTCTTTTCCAAGCTTATAGCTTCGTTTATAATAGCATCTGTCATTTCAGGACAAAGTTGTCCTACAATTGTTTCAGGAGCCATGTTTAATGCACGAATTACACTAGGATATAGACTGTTTAAGTCCATACTGCCTATCCATTTATGCACACCTTTTTTTGGAAAAGCGACATACGCACCAGCAGCCGCTGTATTTTCGTCATCTCGTTTAGGGCGATTGGGTACACGCATTCCCCTATCATGAGCTTCGTTAATAATAGCTTGCTCTGTAACTGCTACAGCACCCATTGTAGTCTGTAATAGTACTGTATTGGCATGGGCAAGTTCGTTGCTTAGATCGATAAATTTTAGTTTACGATCTAATTTATCTAGCAGTGCAACGTCTTGTCTGTTGTATTCAATAAATGTTTTAAAATCGTTGTTGTATAACTGGTCAAGTGTACCTTCGTAAACAGTTTTACGCTCACCTACTTCCATTTCGCCAATTGCATCTAGTCTATAGCTATGTCGTTCTTCGTATGTGTACTTCCTATATAGTTCAAGACTGTCTAAATGCACACGACCTACAAGATCAAATGTTTCGGCTTTTTTGCCAAACTTTTCGTATTCTCTTTTCTTTGGCAGTTGCTTCCACAAGCAAAAGCGTCTTGTATCATCCTTGCTAAGTATCCTGCTTACACGATTAACTGTATACGGAATATCATAACCTTCCGAGTTCCAGCCACTTACTACGTCAGCATCTTCTATAAGATCAAGGAACGTTTCAAGCATGTCTCCTTCATCGGTAAACAATAAAACTTCCTCACCCCATTCAGCTACTTCGTGTTTAGCTTGTTCTAGTGTAAGTGTTTTAGGAGGAAGTGCTAGGGTTATTAATACATCTAGCCATTGCAAGTTTACAGTAATTGCCGTAATTGGCATGAAAGGATCTGCCGGATCAGCAAATCCTCGGTCTGGATCGAAATCTGTTTCAATGTCAAAAAATGCAATATTTAATTTTGGTGCATCTTGATTTAAATAATTTTCACTTAAACATTGAAAAATAGGATTGATATCGCTTTCAAATAAGGTTCTGTCTCTATTAATAGCAATTTCTTTCCTGAAGTCCTTTGTATTTTTACAGATAATTTTGGAGAGAGGATCTCCGTAAATGCTTAGATGTTTTCCTTTAGGATCTTTGTAATAAAAAGTATATTTTATTGGGTGTTCGACAAATCGTCTTTTATTATCGTGTCTTTCGACAACACGTATTATATCTTCATTTCTGTCAAATATAGCGTCAACGTAACTCATTTATTCTTTCTCGTTATTTTGTGGCTAACGTACCGTCTACATGCTAAATGCGTAAAAGTTTATTTATCAATACCAACCCATTGCACGACCAAACCCAAAAATATGTAAACATGCAAAGTAAATAGTCATAACAAGCGGCCAGCCTACTCCTCTTCTTACAAATGCAACTATACTAAAAACTGCACCAGTAAAGCTAACAGGATATATTAAATGCATTGGAGGGTGTTGTGCTGTAACAGATATCCATGTCATGCTAGTGAAAACACATATACTAGCTATAGTTTCAAAATAAAATGCAGTTCTATCGCTAGTATAACTTCTAATCCAAAAATCTTTTATTTTTTGCCATAACATCAGTGATCCTTACCAACTGTAGCAATCAATGTTTCTAGATCTTCAAACTCGTCTGCAACACGATGCCAATCTGCTTTATGTGCAATTTTTATTGCTTTGTTAATTAAGCTAGGTTTAACATTAAGTTCCTCTGCAATAGCCTTTACAGTGTCTTTTAACCCTTCGTTTAAATCTTGAATTTCTTGTAATACAGTACAACCCTCGTTAACTAGTCTTTCTAATTTTGCTTTTTCGTCAATACCATAGACTCTATCGCTCATATTTCTCCTTTAAATATTAATTATAGTGGTTAAAATCTAATTTGTCAATATTATTCAGATTTCCAGTAATACTCATCAGTATCGCCGAGTCGGTATGAATAACCATTTTCAACTTGATAAAATTGAGTGCTTACTTTAAAATCAGGATTTTTAGGTTGCTTTGGGGTTAAGCTATTATCATATACACGCATCCTATTGTTCGGATAGGCTGCATACTGTCCGTTATCTAGTTCTAATATATTAAAACTTTTATGTTCTTCTGGTATTTCGCTTGTCGAATAATCTATTTCATCTGCACTTTCGTGATAATTGTCTAGTGTGAATAGATACGTTCCGTGAATTACTTTATGGCTACGGGTAAGTATTTCAAAATCCATACTGCCTATAAATTGTTTATATATAGCAGTTACACCATAATCCATTGCATTCCAAAACTGTAGGTCTTGTAGTGGTAAATCTGGATCTGGTTTGTTTGGTTCGCTTACAAATGCACTGATAGGAAGTTTGTCGTATAGTGCTGCATATTCGGGGAGATAAGTTTCGAAGTAGAAAGCCCTACCAGGAATACTTTTTACAGTAACCCAGTGTCCTTCTACAAATTCTCCATGTCCGCCTTTAAAATCCATTAAGTATTCTTTGCGGACATAGACTTTTGTGTTAGGTAAATTTGCTAACAAAGCACTCATTTAGGAACACAATTAGGAACTTGCTTGCCGTTCTTCTTTTTCGTTCCTACCATTTTGTAGTTTTTCCAGCAAGGATCACTGTCTGCTTCGTCTACTTCTTTCTCTTTAGATT